ATAGGATTTTTTCTATAATTATCTACTCCTTTAGCCCACGCAGTTGCAGGAATAATATCACCAGCACGATCTTTATCGGTAGTGTTAGCATATCCAGCAATTTTAAGAGATTTATCTTTTTTTATAAATCCTTTTGTTTCAAGAACACTATTTAAATAAAATGTTTTATCCATTAAGTTTCATCCTCTGTTTCAGCCTCTCCACTTATATCTTCTTCAGCACTAGGTCGTCCGCCTTGAGTTGCATCTGTAGCGCTTCCTGTAATATTTTGTGGTATTCTAATATTATCAGAATCCTCATCTATTATTTTATCAAACCTTAAGCCTTCTCTTGCCTCATTTGGTGTAATAATTCCTGTATTAACTAACGTAGAATAATAAATAGCTTGAGTTCTATTGTCAGGTTGTAATGCTAGTATAGCAGTTTTATCTGGTCTTACGCTAATGTTATTATTAAAGAAATGTGAAAAAGCACTACAAAATTGCTCTAATATTGGTAAAATCGTATGGTTATAAAATAATACTTGATTAGCTGCTATATTTGCATTATTACCACTTTTTAATAATACATAAGGAACTCCAAGAGCTTTTCCCATATCTTGTTGAATTCTTTCAATTGAATTTTCAAAATCTAATTCATTAAAATTAACTTGAGAAAATTTATCAATTTTAAGTCCTCCATCAAGAATTGCAGGAGATCGTGCTCCATTAAATAAACTTGTATAACTTTGTCTCCAAGATTCTAAAAGTCTATATTTAATTTTTTGACTTAAAACGTTCTCTGTTGTTAATACAAATCCAGGAACTGCATTGTTCTTAAAAAATTGTCGTTGAAAGTTAATCATATAATAATATAATTCAAAAAGTCTTTCACAAGGACGTAATCTACTATACCCTCTAAAAATACTTTCTTCATTTTCACTTTTTACATGAATAATTTCGTTTGGTAAAAATTGAATTGATTCTGCTTTTCTTGATTTTCCATATCCAAATAAATCTGATTCACTCTTGTTTCTTAAAAGATAATTATAGTGAGAAACAAATGCTTTTTCATCAGGAACTATTTCCATATCATTTGCAGGAATAACATAAAGAGCATTACCTTCAGTCTCTTTATCGTAATAAAAAAACGCATTTCCATCTAAGAAAAAATCTAAAAAAGCTCTACGAAATAACCTAACTCTATCTTCAAAAGGATTTGGTTTTAAACTAATTAATTTATGTACTTTTTTAGCGGGTGGTCCGCCCTCAACAACAATTGGAACTTCAATTAAAGCATTAATAATTATATCTACAGAACGATGAACAATCTCAATCTCTCTATATGCTTTTTTAAAATCAACAATATTTTCAGGGCTAGAAAAAGGTTCTTGTGCAGCAATAGATGGCTGAACAGGATTAAGTTTTTCGGAAACCCACTGTCTCCACATAGGAACATCTTTAGCCATTTATTGAAATTTCTCCTTTTGAATTCTTACCCAATTTTTAACTTTAGGAACCGTTAAATTAGTATATCTTTGTCCAAATATATTATGCAATCTTTCATGATGTTGTTTACACAAAGTTAATGCATTTTCATTTGATAATTCCCATAAATTATCTAACTCAAATTGTTCTCTATATTTTTTAATTTCTTCTACTGTTGTAATATTTTTTATATTATTTTTAATACACCAAGAATTAAATAATTCTGAAATACTAAAAAGATGATGAAATTCTAAAGTTTCAGATAAATTACAAATAAAACATTCATCATTTTTTTTATAGTTCTTTTTTATATAATCTCTAATATATTTTACAGGAAATCTTTTTAGCATACCAGACAAATTTTACTCATTTTAAATACTATGAAGTTTTTTAAAATCTTCAAGTACCTTCCAACGTAATTTATAATGTTCAGAACTTTTATTTAAACCAACATTCATATCATCTAATAAAGTAACTTCAGTATTAATTGTTTTATGAACAGATTTAAAAAAATGAGAAAAAGATAATGAAGCTAATAAATCATCACCTCTTTTTATATAACCCCACGGCCTAATATAATCATTAAATATTTTTCTTAAATTATTATTATTTACAACTAAACAAGATCCAATAGCTAAGTCTATATTTCTATTTACACACCATACATCTGTTAAATCTTTATATTTTTTAGAATTATTAAGATTATTTTTACCATATATACTTATAATAGAAGTAGGGTATTTTTCAATCATTTTTCTTAATTTAAGAAAACAATGTTTTGTTGGAAGTATATCATCATCTAAAATAATAGAATATTTAAAATTTGATTTTTGTGCCCAATACCATCTTTCAATACACCAATTGTTTTTGTTATTATTATGAATTAATATTTTAGGTATTTCAAGTTTTATTTTAGGATTATTATTAATTACTAATATAGGCATAAATCCTTGAAATTTATAAGCAATTCTTAGAACGTTTTCTAATCGTTTATAATTAAGTATAATTAATTGCGTATCTTTTAAAATCATGCTGTAAATATGCCTACAGAGCGTTTTTGATGAGTATATATTGCATATCTTAGTGCATCGCTCGCATGAGAAGCCCAATCATGAACAGGTTTAGGTTGCTCTGTTCTAGGATTCCATTTATAACTACTTATCGAAGAATAACAATGTCCACAATTATTAATGTCAAAATATATTTTATTATTTTCTATAAGTACTTGAACAGCTGCTATACCATCATTTACTGATTTTACAGCATTCTCACAATATATATCATAATCATAAGCTAAATCAGCTTTAAGTTGTTGTGCAGCACTATCAATATATATGGAATCGATTCCCCAATTATCTATTTTTTCTTGAATTTCTTCTGCAAGAGTACTAGTAGTTGTTTCGATTGATACATACTCATCTACTATATAAAAATATTCTCCATCTGTTGCTATAACTAAAAATGCATTTTCATCTCTATATCCAACATCAAGTCCTGCCATAAATTCATAACGTCTATCTTTTGCTTGTATGTGTTCTAAATCAATTAAATGTTCTTCTTCTTTTAAATCGTAAACTTGTTGTGCTGTTGTTGTCCATTCACATTCATACTCTTGAGCAAATAATTTTTTAGTAGTAGAACGTTTTGCTTCTTCAATATCTACTTCTTGTAATAAAGAATTAGAACGCCACGTATGTAAGCAACTACCCCACTCTTTATAATTAGAATCTTCTCCTCGAAGAAAATAATTATATAAATAATTTCCTTTCCCTCTAGGAGTAGATATAAATAATGCTCTAGAATCTTCATAAGTTGATAAAGCAGGTCTTAAATCTCTAGTAAAATATTCATCATCATCGATAACAGCTGCTTCATCTATAATTAATAAATTAGCAGCTCGTCCAATTAAACTATCTCTATTATTAGCACTTAATAATCTAAGAGTAGATCCATTAACAAGTTTTACTATTTTATCTTTTTGATTAAAACGATCTACTTCAATTTGTAAATTTTTAATTATATCTGTTACAAAGTCCCATATAATAGACGAAAGAGAAAAATTAGGAGAAACAACCATTACTTGTTGTCTAGGCTCTAATAATTTTGCAAAAGCTAATATAGAAGCACCTAAACTCTTACCAGTTCGTCTTGCTGAAATATGTACCCAAAAACGATGTTCATCTAATCCTGTTGCCATATCCCATTGACTATTATTAAATTTTATACCAGTATGTTCATTAACAACTAATTTATCTAATAATCGTTCAAGTGGTATTTTAAAATAACTTTCTGACATTTCTCCCTCAATTTTTTTAATTATTTAAAACTACTAAATGCAGCTAATGCCGCAATAATAGCTGCAACTACTGTACCCATAAAAAATAAAGTACGCAAACTAGTTTTACCTTGAGTAGCTAAAGTTTTTAATTCTAATACCTCTTTATGAATAGCCTTTATTTTATTATCATATTTATCAATAGTAGATAGAATATTTTCATATCTTTCTTGGCAAACAGCTTCATGAGTATTTAACTGAGCTTTTGTCTCTTGAGTTCTTTCATGTAAGGTATTAACATCTTTTTCTAAATGAGTTGTCGAAATTTCATCTACCATTATTTTACTATACCTTTATTTATAATTAATGATATAATTCACTACAACCGTAGGAAAAATCATATTAGGTGTAATAGCTGCGTGAGTTGCTACTGCAGTAACTGCTGAAGATGTTGATGAATCTTTTGCTGATGTAGCAAAAGTAGATGTTGTTAAACTATGAGCAGCAATTGATGTAGATTCAGAAGCTTTTGTAGAACTTGACTGCATTGCATGAGTTTGTGCTCCTAATGTAGAGTTATTTGCACCTTTTCCCATCATTAAAGCATCACCTAAACTTGGTATGTTAAAAGTATTATTACCATTTCCTACTCCAAAGGAAGTGCTAATAGCAGCAAATAGTGCAGCATAAAGTCCAGTCCTAGCAATAGCTGATCCATCACATATAAGCCAGCTAGTTGGAGCACTTGCTCCTCCGTAGCCACCAATGAATCCAATAGGTATTTCTCTAAAAGTTACTTTTCCTCCAGCTGTAGCTCCATCATGTAATATTAAAACATTAGCAGTGGTGTCCATCGAAAGCTCACCAAGTGCTCCCGTAAAAGCATCATTTTGTGCAGTTGTGCCTCTTCTAAGTTGTAATTGTGTTGGCATTTTTATATCTCCTTAATATAATATTAATCTTTAAGCTACAGAACCATTATCTATAGTACCTAATGAGTATAATGGCTGTTTTAATAAATCTAAATCTGTTCTAGTTGCAATTGCTTCTGCAAAAGCATCTTCTGTAGCAACAAGGGTTGCACCGCAATCAAGCGCTGATCCTAGATAATCTGTTGAGGTAGGATCAAGTCCTTTTAATGATCCTGTTCCTGCTGATCCTCCTGCAGAAGCATCTAATTGGGTTTGTATTGCGCTTGTAACGCCATCTAAATAGCCAAGTTCTGTAGCTGTAACAGCAGATACTGCTACTTTACCGCTACCATCACTTGCTAACGCTCTAGAAGCAGTTAAGTCTTCAGTATCAATAGTTGTAGCTGCACCAGTAATAGTAACTTGTTTAGCGTCTAATTGAGTTTGTATAGAGCTAGTAGCGTCTAAATATCCAAGCTCTGTAGCAGTAACGCCAGTATCAACTGCAATCTTACCAGAACCGTCTGTAACCATAGCTCTAGAAGCTGTTAAGTCACTAGTTAAT